ATCGTTAATAGCTAATCTTAGTTTTCCTGCTGTCTTAAAATCAAATCCTGTAAAAGATTGCCCCTTACCGAATAACCAGGCGGTTTCACCTGCATGACGGTCTATATAATCGGTAAGGTTCATCTAAAGTTAGCTAGGCGGGTGAGCCAATCTACACCCGCCTAACTGTTAGTTTTATGCGGTTAATGCGTCGAGCATTGCGCTGAACGATTGAGCGCGGCGAACACCTGCATCGTAGTAGGTGTTAGCTACGAGATGGCGTTGACCTGCTTTTGCGTCGGTCGAATCGCGAACCATCTCAAGTTGGATACCGCCCCAGTAACCAACCACGAAGTCAGCGGCGTTTCCGAAGAAGATCGCGCTGGATAGTGATTGGTTGCCTTTAGTAAGGGTTGAGCTAATAGCGTTAGTAACGCTGGCAGCGTAGCCGTTAAGCGGTGCTTCTGGAGTACGAACGTCCCAAACCTTGACGGAATCTGTCGAAGAAGTGTTGAGGGTTTTCTTCAGTTTGCCACGAACTTTAGCATTGGTGAAATAACGAACATTACCTTCCAAGGCATTGTCGATTGCTACTTCAGTTTCAAGGTCTACGATATCAGCCCAATCTGGAGCAGCTCCGTTAGTACCACCAACTACTGAACCAATGCCAGAAGTTCCAGCGATACCGGTTGGTTCGCTAGTTCCAGTTCCGTGGAAAAATGCTTTTTCCTTAACTGCTGCCATAGCGTTTCCAATTTCGTTAGAAACGAATTGAGCGATGTTCTGATCGCTTTGTGCAAGCAATTGGTCAGAAATAACTGCATAACCAGCGAGACGTTTTGGGGTGAGGTTAAGATCCGTGAAAGTTCCAGCAACATCACCAGCAGCTTCATTCTCGGTTTTCTTGGCAGGTGCGCTGCCTTGAACGTAACGAGGAATGTCTAGGTTGTTAACAAGACCAGTAAAGACCATTGCACCAGCAGACTCAAGAACTGAGCTGTTATAGAAGTCGCCAAGCAATCCGCGTTTTTCGGTTGCTACAAGCGCACCACCGTATTGATCGGTAGTTCCACCGGTAACGCTAAGATTGGCACGTTGCTCTTTGAGCAGCATGGAAGGAATAGCGATTCCGTTAGAATTAAGACCTGCTTGACGTGCTTCTTTTTCGCCTTCTTGAATCATCTCGGCTTCGATGCCATCGATCTGAGAAGGTTGACCGCGGTAAACTCGATCAAGATGACGGACAACTTTACCAAGCGTGAACTTGGCTACATCGTTGCTTTCCTTCTTGGAGAGTTCTGGAGCGAGTTTGGACTCGCGAGCCATTTGACGCATTTCTGCATCAATAGTAGCTGTCAAGCCATCAATCTCACCTTCGAGGGATTGGAGTTTTTGGGTTTCTTCACCAGACAAAGCGCGATTTTCTGCACCTGCAAGGTTAAGGATTTCGCGAGCCTGTTTGACAAGTCCGCCACGTGTTTCTTGGAGCAATTTTAGCTTCATGTTTATTTGTTTTTTGTGTTAAATGGCAGACTTGTCGATTAGCTCCAAAAAACGCTGCCTGTGTTTGATGGAGTGGTTTTCCGTAGGAATCGAATCTTCTGATTCTTCTTCCTTGTGAAATTCTTGTGCTAGGGATTGTAGCGATCTAGCTGCTACTTCGGTATCCTCATAAGCTGGGTATGTAACGGGTGCAACATCATATAGACGCGATACCTTATTGATCGTTCGTCTAATAACTGTTACGCCATTCTCTTCGGTTTCCATCATCGTCTGTCCGCCGTCCTCGCGAGATACTGAGAAACTAAAAGAGCTTTGGTCAATATCACCACGCTCTAACGATACCATTAGATCGCGTCCTGCTTGGGTATCTGGAGCTTCAAATTCATAGAATAGACCGACATTGTCGACTCCGATTCTAAGTGTTCCTTCGCCGTTTTTAGAACGCGCTAAGATATTGTCTGGCTCGTGATTAAACAACGCACGAACGTCATCATTCAATACGCTATCAAATGCTCCGCGTGCTATCGTTTCGTAAAACTGATAGTTGCTAGAACCTAGATTGTTAGATTCAGTTTCAAATTTTGCGGCGTATCCGAAAACACGCTTAGATTTGCCTTCATCCTCTTCGTTCATACGAAGTTCGATAGGATTACTTAGCAAACGTGTTTCTCGCTGTCCGTCAATTAGTGATATAAGATTACGTTTCATTATGCTTCTGTTGCTATTACTTGGATTTTAACTGCTGCGGTATTGGCTTGTGCGTAAAGCGTTGCCGATTGTGGACGAATAAGCATATCCTTACCCGCTAACAATTTGAGTTTAAATACTGTTAGACCAGAATCACCACCAAACTCAACGTAATTCGTTGAATCTAAATTCTTGATGATAACCAATCCTGGTGCTCCTGTTATTTCGCCGAAATTAACTGTTTCTGCTGACGTTGCAATAGACTGAACGCTAGAAATCATATCAGCTCCAGTCATATCTTCGCTAGTAGTTGTTGAGTAACTAACTGATGCGCCCGTTTTGTTTGCGCTCATTCTAACTGTTTTGGAAATTTCGTTTGCCATATTCTTAAACTGTTTTTAATTCCTCTTCGACCTTTTCCTCTGGTTCATCTTCTAATTCATTGCCTACTGGTTTAGTCGAACTAGCGTTGGCGTTTAAAGGTTTTCCGTAATCATCGCCGCCATCTTCCTTGGAAATCTTTGGCTCATCTAACTTTGCGCGAATGTCATTTACGGAATAAACGCCGATATTACGCATTGTCTGGAAGTATTGCGCTGTATCGTTACGGCTAACTCCCGCTAATTCGTCACGATCAAAGCGGAAATAATAGCCTTCTCTAACTTGTTCTGTCGTTAAAAGTGTGCGATTTAACGCCTCTTCAAACGATTTAAGATGTGGATCTAATGAGAAATTCAAGAAGCCAAGTGTCTGTTGTTCAATACCAGTTCCCCATGTTGTTGATGCCGTAGTATCTCCAATCAAGAACGATGGAATTTTGTAATGACGAGCAATTTCTTGTAACTCAAAACGACGCGATTCGATAAACTGAGCATCGCTCATACTCATGCCGTTAGTCGCTTTGAAATCAAACATTCCGTTTAATACTGGAATACTTCCAGCCTTGGCAGATCCAGAATACTTAGCGTTAAATTCCCTGCGAGCATCTTCTAATTGATCTGGTTTTAGGGTGTTGTTTGTTGTTAGATAACCCGGAAACTGAGTTCCGTTTTTCATCAAACTACCGGCAGCTTCAGTCTGACTAATTGCCGTTCCGATGCTTTCACGTAATAGCGTAATTGGTGAGATACCAGTAATGCCATCCCTAGATAGTTCCCTAATATGAATAACATCATATGTAGTTAAAAGTTCATTAAATCCTTCCACTTTATAAACAACCTCGCATTGACCATTGGATTTACGCCACATTCTAGGCGTTACATCGCATGGTCTTAGCCATTCAATACTGATAACATCACCGAATGAATCTCTAAAAACTCTAGCGCAACAGACGGCTAGAAAACAGGGGGCTTTTAAGACTAAATACTTGAATCAATGGGTAACTGCCAAGGAGGGCTTCTTCAATGTGACCGAATGGGAGCTACTAAAGCGCGATATTAAGCGAGAAGATTATAAGGAATACCCCTGCTATCTAGCTGGTGACCTATCATCCAAGCACGATTTAACCGTCTTGATGCAGCTTTTTTGCCTACCAGATAACAAGTTTGCAGTCTTTGGAACATATTGGATAACCGAAGCCGCACTGGATCGACCAGAAAACCAGCATTATCGTAACTGGCATATCCAAGGCAAACTAAAGGTTGCGGGTGAGGATGTGATCGACTTGGAAGAGTTCAAGGATGAGGCAATTAGACTATGCGCGGATTATCAAGTTGAGGAAATGCCATCCGACCCTAATAGAGCGTGGGGTGTATTCCCAGCATTGCAGCGCGAGGGAGTTCCTGTTGTTGAATATCGGAATACGGTTCTAACGATGAGCGAACCGATGAAACAGTTAGATGCGATGATTCGTTCGGGGTCAATTATCCACGATGGCGACCCTATTTTGGCGTGGGCAATCGCTAACACCTGCGGAAAATACGATGCAAAGGACAATGTTTATCCGCGAAAAGAGAGTGAATCTAACAAAATAGACCCCGTAGTTAGCTTGATTTTCGCTATAGGACGGGCAATGACGCGAGATGATAATACGATAAATGCGCCATTTTTTGCATTCTAACAAAAAAATGTTAGATTTCGCTTGCCTAGTTGTTAGAAATCGCGGTAAATACCCGCGTGTCTCATAGTGTAGTTCGTAGTTCAGTCGGCATGGGTCAGCGTTTTCGTTCCTTTTTAGGCTTCGGAAACGCTGCCATGTCCGATAACGACAGAGAAAAAAGGGGCGAGGTTATTGACTTGGGCGGTATGTCTAACCCTACACCTACACTAATAAACGTATTGGGAGGTCGATCTAAGAGCGGTACCCCAGTAAATGAGTAGACCGCGATCGGCGTATCTGCCGTAGATGATTGTGTCTCGCTACTGTC